CATTTTCTCCCTAAATATTCTTCCTAGATAGTTACCGACCCAAAATTTTGTCCGAGCGCCGCCGGCGGTTCTCCTAAAATCCCTCTTTCCATCTTGGTAAGACCCATTTTTTTGACATACTTTTTAAAAACTTTTTGTACATTTGTACTTTTGGACATTTTTAAAAATGTCCAAAACTGAAAATCTCTATCAACTTTTTTTTTCTTTGGTTGTTACTGCCTTACCATAATTTTTTCAATATTTCATAGAAATTGCTACTTTATGCTTTCATGCAGTGGACTTCCGACCACACTGACAATGCATATTTGTAATATATTTTAATATTAATATATTATTTATCACCATTCTGCTAATAAATAATACTTTTGTAACATAAGGGCGAGGGAGGAGGGGCCGGCGGGGGCGAGGGAGGAGGGGCCGGCGGGGTGAAATGTGTTTTTTTGTAAATATACTAATGTATTGTCTTTATAGAATGCCGAACGCAAAATGTGATAAATGTAATATGATGTTACACGAAATATGTATCAAGAAAGAGGAGAAAGATGTATTCAAGCGGTTAGTAGCAGAAAGATCTATAAAAAGCTTTGGAGTCATTTATCAAATAACACCAGGAATAAAACATTACGAGGTTGTGCGAAGAAAATTTTATGAAAAACAAGTAAAATGTGATGGAATACTACATTTACAACCGTTTACACAATACCCCAATAAGAAAGACGAACAAATGTTTAAGGATTATATTAATAACCCCAAAATAATACCATCAACAAAACCTTGGTATAATATTTGTTTAGACTGTATTGACTAGATAGCAAAAAAGCATAAAAATTGAATATAATGTATAGTAATATTAACTATAACAACAATACCAATAATGATATATCAAATCGTGTTTATTCTATTTATAACTTCAGTTTCATCACTTGAAACATATGATGCAAGTGTATGGATATATTCAAGCCGTTTTAAAACGTGTTCTGACACATGTGCTGAAAATAATAAAATATGCGATCAAGAACAAATGATGAATGCAAAAACAAAAGAAGTAGTCCAGACAGCATTACAAACATTATTAAGTAAATATAAATGTACTGAATATATTCCCACACAGAATATTGTAGGTTCAGAACGATCAAGAAGTAACTGGTTTAATTGGAAATGCTATTATTTAGAAGAATCTTCAACAATAGAAGATACCGCATATACATGTAATAATGTAAGAGTCAATGACTGGTACTACTATAATTTCTGTCCTTGTACGGATGACGAACAAGAATTCGCTAGTCATTCACCTACGTCACAACCGACATTATTACCATTCTCATCTCCTACGATATCACCTACGATTATATATACAGATACACCTACAACACAACCTACTGGATATCCAACCACAGAACCAACAAAAACGAACATTGTAGTCGATTCGGCTGACACATTGGATGACGATTCAACCGAACCTAATGTGGTAATTAATACAGATAATACAAATTATGTGATTTATTTTATGGCATTCATATTGATTATATTTATGATTTCAGCAATGGGATGTATTATAATCAGATTAGGTAACAAAAGACGTTCGAATTATGCTAATACAGGAATGATAGAAACAGAAGCAACATTAGTATTGCCACAATTGGTAACAGTAGAAATTATAAAAGATTATAAAAATGTAAAAATAACACCCGTACAACCATCCGCACCGCCAATATGTTACGAGGTTTAAAATATTATATGATAAATGTATATAGTTTTTTTTGATGGGAGACAATTCATATTCATATTATATTCGTACACGTCCGTGTTGTTCTAGCACACAAACCGTATCACGTCAAGGTCCAACGGGTCCAACCGGTCCAGCAGGACCGGCAGGTAGTGGGTCGGGAACCATCGGTCCAACGGGTCCAACCGGCCCATCAGAAACTACAAATGCTATTTTATATTTTTCAGATTTTACTGCTCTGGATGCTTCGTCAGCATATTTAGATTTTGATTTAACAAGAACAACAAATAATGGTATAAATAATTTTGTAAATGGTTCAAATTCAACCTCCAGTATAACCTTTGAAAACGAATTAATCACATCAAACACATATATAGAAATATACGCACATTGTGACGCAGAAGCAGGAAGTGCGGGACAAGATAATTGGGTAATAATGGAATTATCGGGTAATAATTTAGAACCGTCGCCTATTGACGCGAATTCACTTTCTGTAGTCGATATCGATACACGTAGCGTCCAAAAAGGCGCAAAATTGCATTTATCATTCGGTCCATCAGCATATAGAATAATAGACACCCCTACTGCGAGTCAAAATTTAACTATTGCGAAAACAAATAAATATCGATTATATGTACTAACTGGTCGGGCTTATACATTGACTGAAATAAAATTAGTCATACATTTACGACAATCTAATTAGATATGTAATACAAATATTGTTTGTAAATTTCATTATTATTCGTATACAAATGATAATGAAATGATTATTTTTTCCCATTCTTTTTGCGACTAACACTTTTTTTGGATTTCTTTTTGAATGTATTTTTTTTACTAGCTTTGCCTTTATTTTTTTTAACATACTTTTTCTTTGTATTTGACGTTTTTGCTTTATTTTTTTTAACAGCTCCGCCGTCCATAGAGTGTAATTGTGTGGTATTTGGACCTCCATCCATGAAAACGGGATTTTCCGTAGGTAATATAGTAGCAGGTGCGTTGATATCCATATACATTATGACTACAAAAAAATGAATATTGAATGTAATTTACTGATAGAATACCAATCTCCCAATATGTATAATCTTCATATGACTGGGTGCGATTCCTAATGGAACCCATTTTTTAAAGCGTTTGTTATATTGGAAATACATTGGAACTTCAATATTCGTATTTACATATTTAAACGGATCTATATTTTGAAAATCATCTTCATCATCACTTTCTTCAATATTATCAATATTTATATTTTCTTTTACTGTTCTAAATATGCTATTCATCTTTACACTAATATCATAATTGGGGATATACGCAACATCGTAATACTCCTTTTTATTCTGTTTACCAAAAGCAAATAAATGATAAATATCGGACTGTATATCCGCTTTTACCGTGAAAATGGTTTTCTTTTCATATTGAGGACTGCGAAAATTCTTTTTATATTCACAATAATATTTTGACAAATAAAGAGATACATCGATATCTTTCGTTTTTTTGACTTGTTTAAGTAAGGATAATTGTTGTGTTTTTACATTATAAAACGGTTCATTCGTATAATTCGAACGATATTGTATGTGATGTATGTTATAATAAATCTGTTTTTCTAATTCTTTTGGAATGACTCCATTTAAATTTTTATTATCGTTTACTTTCCATACGAAAGGAGAAGTAATGAAAAATCCGTGATGTGAAAACATAGTTTCTGTTTCGCTGCATATAGAATAAATCAAATCCCATTTTTCAATCATTTTATAATAGAATAAATCAATTCCACAATAATAATAAATGTCTTCAATAACGAAATAGTTATTAGAATTGTTGTCTTCTTGATAAATAGTGCCATATAATAAAGTATTATAAGCCAAACTTTCAACATTATGTTCGAACATGATACACGAGGTAAATTCTTTATTTCGATTAATGTTAAACACAAGACACACGTCTTTTTGTCTATAACAACAAAACCAACATAGTGCTTTTTTCCCGTAAGGAATTGCCAATGCTACATCGTAGTTGGAAACTTTCTTATGTGAAACAGTCTCATATGAAAGTTTAAATTTGGGAATTTCTTCTATTAATTCACTAATATCACTTTGTTCTAACTCCATTATTTATATATAAGTTAAAATCTTTATATAGATGGCTAATATAATGTAGTGAGGATAATATATTTTATAATATATTAATCAAATCAATTTTTCGGAACGATAATAACTACCAAATCACATATATTTATTTTTGCAAACGAACAAGAACACGTGTGTCATTTATGCGGATTTGTCAAATAAACCAGAATATTACTTATGAGGATGATATAAAGATTTTTCTATAGTTCTATATTATAATGTTTGTATATCTTCTTCTTACAACTCCCTTACTCGTTGCTGCGTTCAATAGAACAGAACATCACTGGAATAAGTTTCAGGAGTTCACACATCGTTTTGATAAAATGTACGAAAACGTCCATGAATTAACTCATCGTTTTGAGATATTTAGAGAAAATATGGAATTCGCCGAATCCACGTCAACAAAATCTTTGTCTCTTGGTATTACCCAATTTGCTGATATGACATTACAAGAATTCAAAGAATTTAATAATTTTGGTGTTCGTCGTCCTGGTGTTGCCAAATGCGATTCCTTCAAATCATCATCAAGTGATGTACCAGCATCAATGGACTGGCGCCAACATAATGCGGTAACTGACGTTAAAGATCAAGGTCAATGTGGTTCATGTTGGTCGTTCAGTGCTACTGGTGCTATGGAAGGTGCTTGGTCTATTACAAAAGGTGAATTATTGAGTTTATCGGAACAACAATTGGTTGATTGCTCCAAATCTTATGGAAATCATGGATGTTATGGTGGTTTGATGGATAGTGCTTTCGAATATGCGATAGACAATGGTATGTGTTTGGAATCAGAGTATCCATATACTGCTGCTGGAGGTTCATGCACTAAATGTAATGTCGAAGTTACAATGAGTAATTGTGTTGATGTTACGCCAAATAATCAAGTACACTTAAAAGAAGCGGTTGGAACCAAGGGTCCAGTATCTGTTGCAATTGAAGCAGATACACGCACATTCCAATTATATACAGGAGGTGTTATTACAAGTGATGCGTGTGGTACAAAGTTGGATCACGGTGTGTTAGTGGCAGGTTATGGTGAGGAAAATGGAACACCATATTGGTTAGTGAAAAATAGTTGGGGTCCATCATGGGGCGAGGATGGATATGTTAAGATTGCTCGTAGTGACAGCACCAACGATGAAGGTATTTGTGGTATTGCTATGGAACCATCATATCCAGTAGTGTAAATGAATTTTTAGTTTGCGAATAATATATTTCAAAATTATATTTCAAAATTATTTTCTAAATTATCAGAATTTGATATATTTTGATGATTTGTTTCAAATTCGATGTCAAAAATATTTGCTAATTCGTCAGTATCGTTTGTAATATCATTGGACGAAACTAGTTTGGTTGTTTGAGATTCTTTCATGTGTTTAATGAGTTCATCATATTTGTTATTTTTGGTTTTTGAATCAATAATCACGGGTTCAGTGTAATTATTTTTAATGTAAATATATGATTTATGTATTCCAAAAATAACGAATACATATAGAACAGTATATAAAAATACTTCAATAATTTGATTCATATAGTAATAAAAAAGATACTAACTTCCAAGTTCAAACTAAAAATTGAAACACAATAATATAAATATTATTATCGTATTAATATTATTGATATTCGTAAAATGTCTACCAGCGTTCGTATTTTAATTGTTGATAAAGGTGGTTCTATTAAGGAACTGAATTGGAAAAATTATGTAGAAAGTGAAATATATAAAAAAGCGGGATTTCGCAACGATGAGGATTTTAAAGAAAGAACAACTTGGAAGGTAAAATTAGATACAAAAAAATATAATATTTCGTTATATGCTAAAACAAAAGGAAGAGCAGGTCAAGAAAACAAGTATGACTATCCTCCACCAGTAGATAAAGAATTATATTTCGGTTCAAATGTTTTGATTAATTATGACAAAGACGGTAATCCGCGTGATTTGAAATTAAAGGAATGGGAAAAAGTCTACGAACATTTATTTGGTGGTTTTGAAGACCTGAATGACGAAGAAGAAAGCAGCGATGAAACCGATATTTATAATGATTTGGAAAAAACAAAACACGGTTATGCAAAGGATGATTTTATAGTAGATGATGATGAAGAAGACGAAGATGATGATTATGAGTGCGAGAGTGAATTATCAGAAGAAGAATATATCTAGTGCGAATATATCTAACGTGGTTATTGGTAAAATAAGACAAAAATAAATATGTTTTTTATTGTATTTTTTGTATTGTATTGTATAATGGTGTTAATTATTGAAAATTGAAATACAAACATGAAATAATTAGTGTATACAAAAATACAAATGTTATACACTTTATTTGAGTTTCTATTTTGCTACAATATCAACAGACCACAACGACGGCGTTGTAGTGAGGATTATGATGATGACAACGATGACAGTTTTATGAATTGTCATGATCCAAACGAACACTTATTTGGAACATATGATATAGTGTAAATACATCACAGTACACAAATGTATATGATTTTGAATAATATAATGGTTGAATATTACATTTTTTTTACATTTCATCTTTGAATGAATGTAAAAATTGAAATAGAACAATAATATAAACATTTTGTATAATTATAGTTATAATGAATACATTAAAGATCAATGAGCCTGTTAACTTCCGTAAGAATATAGTTGCGAAATTAAATGTAATATTAAATGATGATAAAAAGTCAATTAATATGGAAAAGGCAATATATAATTTCACAATTAAGGAAGGAAAAATACAGAAAATAATTAACAAATGGGATAACAAACAATTTGTGACCTTGTATATATCAAAATTATGGACGATATTTAACAATTTAAAGAATCCAACAATATTAAAACAGATAAATGATGGGGAAATATTACCTCAAACACTTCCATTTATGAGTCATCAAGAAATGAATTCAGATAGATGGAAGGATTTGATTGAAAGAAAAATAAAGCGTGATGAAAGTAAATATTCAAATCGTTTGGAGGCATCAACTGATATGTTTACATGTAGTAAGTGTAAGTCTAAAAAATGTACTTATTATGAATTGCAGACGAGAAGTGCGGATGAACCAGCAACCATATTCATAACTTGTTTAAATTGTGGAAAGAATTGGAAAAATTAAGTAAAATGAAAACAAATAGATATAAATATTTTTTTGTATGACAAAATATCAATTGTATCTAACTAATGAAAATTGCATGGATTATACCGGGATTTGGAGAACCGAATAAAGTACATAAACAGAGTATTTTGGAAAATAATAAAAAAATGGTTGGAAATAATATTGAACTAACTGTATTTGAATATACAAAAGAAAAACCGGGAATTGTTGGAATGTTTCTGAAAAAAGAATGTCAACCATGGAAATATCGCGATTATGATATAATAATGTTATCATTGGACGATATTGAGTTTACTCAACCGATAAATTGGCAGTATATATATGATAATTTGTATGGTTCAAGTGATAATGAAAAAGGATATGATATACTTACACCAAGTATACAAAATGAAAATACAGTATTCCCTCATATGAAGAAAACGAATTTACCATATTCAATATCACACACAACTGTTCCAGAATTTTTTTGTTATTTTATGAAACCAACCGCGTATTCGACGTGGTGGGGATATTTACGAGATTATAATCCTTGGTTATGGGGAATGGATTTAATTATCCATTTGTATATGGGTCTTAATGCGGGTATAATGCGTGAAATTTCTATGATACATCACTATGTTGGAGGGTCTCATCAAGGGATAGATGGTCGTAATCAATATTTTGAGGAATTGGGTGTTACGAATAATGAAGTAGCTTCTCAACCGTGTTATATTTTGTCATAAAAATAATATCGTAAAAAAATATTATTTTTATATTTTTGGACTTTTTATATGAGAACTTCTAAATCAGCGAGTTTCCAATATTCACAACTTCCATTTGGGAGCGGACGTTTTATAATAAAAGGGATTTTCTTTTCTCCAAATTCCTTCAAAGCAATCATATAGCTATCAATTTCATTTGGCTCAATAGGAATGAGTGGTTTAGCCCCACAATCTAATTGTTTAGCACGTTCACCAATGATGCGTGCTCTTTCATATTTAGTAAGTATAGGTAATGTTTTATGTAAAGGGTCAATAATATCCCCTTCTTCATTACGAACAATTTTTGTCATTTTTTCAATTTCGTCATAATTATGTTGTATGTGTTCTGGATAATAATTTTCCAATACTTTTTTTGATGTATTTTCGTCAAATTTTTGTAAATAATCATAACCATCTTCTTCATCGGAGTCAGAATCACTGTCTGTATTAAAATCAAACATATTTTGTTGTCTATTAACATCATTATTTGTATTTAAATCATTAGAATCATCATTATTATCGTCATCATTTTCTTCGTCATCTTGAATGTCTTCGTCGTGATCCTCGTCCTCGTCCTCGTCCTCGTCGTCAATTCCATCTTCGTCATCATTATCTTGTTTAACTTTATTTTTATTTGTCAAACCTTCGGATGGTTCATCTATTTCCTCTTCAACATCAGATTCATCAAAAATATCGGGTTCATCATTAAATGCACTCATAATTATATTTATATAAACATCATATAAAAAATAATATTCAATTCAATTTTTATCCTAAATTATTTATTATTATCATTTGTATTCCATGAATAATCACAAAACGTGCATAAATATATAAATTTCATATCTTTTGTGTTATATCGGATAAAAATTACATCATTTTTATTTTGTTTATGAGATTCACAATCATCATTGGGACAAGTGACATTATACAAATGTGGTAATGTGGGATCCTGTTTAGTAAATTCATTAATAACATCGCTAGTATCATTTTCTATTTCGTTTTTTGTATTTATGATGCATGAACCTTCCATGGAAATATTATTATCAACGTTTCCACAGTATCTACAGTAATTCATAATTTCATTTGTATTTTTTTCATCGATGCCAATATAATACATATTATCGCATTTTTCGCAAAATTTCATAATCAATATATAAATACTATGATATTATTTATTTAGTTTTATTTTATTCAATTTTAGCAATGGGTATATGAAAATTTCGATTTAGCGATAGTTAAAAAATTGAAATAGAAGAATATCTCTATTTTGTGTATATACCAATTCTATATTATTGACATTATAATGTCGTCAAACGTAACATTTCAAACATTTATCAAAGCGAAAGCAATAAAGAAGGATGACAAAACAACTCAATCAACAAATACGCGTATTCCATCAAAAGAAAAGAAGATTTTACCGGGTAAATATTCAATAAGTGACGATGATTATAATGAATTTTTGACTCTATACTACAGAGATATTTATAGTAAAGGAATAAAAGAATATTTTACAGAAAGACAATTAAAGGAAGATGGTCCAATTGTAATAGATTTAGATTTTCATTATGAAAATAATGTGAAGAATCGTATTCATACAGAAGATCATATTAGCGAATTTGTATGTACTATATTAGATAATATAAAAAACATATATCAATTAGATGAATCAGTAGAAATACCAATATATGTAATGCAGAGGAATGATGTTACATTACTTGATACAGAAACAAAAGACGGTATACATATATTAATTGGTTTAAAATCAAACAAAACGGTCGAAGGTATATTACGAAATAAAATGTTACCGCATTTATCTAGTATTTTTGAAAAACTTCCATTAACCAATTCTTGGGAGGATGTATATGATAATAATGTTACTTCTGGTGGTTCACCTTGGCAATTATATGGTTGTCAAAAGCCCAATTCGCCTGGACCTTATTTATTAACAAATATTTACAATGCTTATTATGATGAAACAGATAATGAATTTGGAATAGATGAAATTGATGTGGGACGTTTCAATTTAGAAGAGAATATAATGAAACTGTCTGTAAGAAATACAAATAATTTAGAACTTTTCTTGAAATCGTCTTTCATGCCTGAATATGAGGAATTTTACGCAATAATTAATAATGTGCGTTCACCAAAAAATAGCCAAACAATGTCGACAATGGAGATGGATCCATTATTGCAACGAGTAAATGGAGACGAACAAAATATAATTTCTCAATTGTCGAATCATGAAGAACTGGAATTAATGGTAAATAGGTTTTTAGAAACAACTGCAAAAGACGACCGTTCATTAGAAGAAATTTATCATTATACCATGGCTTTACCAGCAAGTTATTATGAAAGTGGTTCATATTCTAAATGGATACGTGTTTGTTGGGCGTTAGCCAGTTCAAATATACGTTTATTATTAGTATGGATAGCATTTAGTGCAAAATCTAGTACATTTTCATTTTCAACAATAGGTGAATTATTAGAACGATGGAATAATGCTTTAATTAATAAAGATGGGTATAGTTTGACTTGGCGTTCGATTGCATACTGGGTGAAAGAGGAAAATCCCAAAAGATATAATGAAATAATACAATCGAGTATTCGAAATATTATAGATACATTGTTTTTCGGCATAGGAGTAAAGTATCCTTTAAAAACACGTGTTTTAGATTCAAAATCATTTATTTCTGATGAAGCAATAGCACTAATATTATATCATTCGTATAAAAATGACTATGTTTGTGGTTCAATCAAAAGTAATAAATGGTTCCGTATTCATAAAGGGCGTTGGGTAGAAGATGAAGAAGGAACGTCACTTCGAAGACGTATTCGTGAATTACCTAGACATTTATTCGGATATATTAATGATTCAATAGCCGGAAAAACAAACTTGGCAACAACAGAAGAAGAAGAAAAGCGTTTATCTGAAAATAAATGTGACAAGAGTTCTTGGATTAGAGATTTACAAAGTCGTAATCTTCAGATTTGTACGAAATTAGGAGACGCCCAAAAAAAGAAAAATGTAATGACAGAAGCCAAAGATTTATTTTATGACGAAAATTTCATCGAAAAACTAGATACAAATAAACATTTAATTGCTTTTACAAACGGAGTAATTGATTTTAATGAAAAAATATTTCGTGAATGTCGCCCGGATGATTATATTTCATTATCAACAAATATTAATTATATTAAATTAAAACCACAACATGAACCGATTATAGCCGAAATAAAAGAATTCTTCGAACAAGTATATCCGAATAAAAGTTTAAGAGAATATATCTTCCAATATTTTGCTACCATGATGACTGGTTGGAATAAACCACAAACAGGGAATTTCTTTCTAGGTAATGGTGCGAATGGTAAATCTGCGATGTTGTCATTAATGGGACATGTATTAGGAGAATATAAAGTAGATATGAATCCAAATCTTATAACAGATAAACGAATCAAGATGGGAACTGCGTCTCCAGAAGTATGTGAACTACGTGGAAAACGTTGTCTCCAATTAACAGAAATGAAAAAATCGGATTTATTGAATGAGGATGTATTTAAACAGTATACTGCTGGTAATGATATACTTACAGGACGTCCATTATACGCGCATAAAAATATACATTTTTATCCACAATTTAAAATATCTGTATTAACAAATTATTTACCCACTATCAATGCGACTGATAATGGTACTTGGAGACGTGTTCGTGTTGTTCCACATGAAGCATTGTTTACAGATGAACCGGAACCAAATAATCCTTTACATTTTAAAAAAGTGGACGAAACTGTATTGAATGATAAATTTGTAAGATGGAAAGAGGTGTTCGCTTCTATGTTAGTAAATAAAGTATTTGAAACAAACGGGCATATTAAAGATTGTGAAGAAGTTCTAACTGCAAGTAAAGCTTATAAAGAAACACAAGATAGTATTGCAGAATTCTTACGTGATAAAGTTGTTGAAAACCCTGCCAGTAAGCTTTCAAAACAAGATATTTCAGCGGAATTTTCATTTTGGTATCAACAAACATATGGAAGAGGTGGACCTACACCTTTGGATTTATATGATTATATGGATAAGAAGTATGGTAGAAATATACGTGGAATATGGAGAGGTATTGAACTAATCCGTGGTGGAAATTGTTATGATGATGACGATGATAGTGATATTATAGATGAAAGTGAAGACGAATTTGACGAAGAATTTGAAGAATAATTTGAATAAAACATTATATTGTTGATTTCTTAGTATGATAATTTGGAAAACATATTATCATAAAATTTTATTACCATGAAAATATATTATTTTTTATTCATGGGGTATTCCATAAATCAACGCATAAATAAAACTCCATAAATAATAAAAGAAACGTTGTATTGGATAAATAAAAAATGGATATAGAACAATTATTAATAAATACAACACCTTATAAAAATTGGTTATTGAATTATCAAATAATAAATATATTAATGTTACAACAGCAACTGTTAAATATACATAAAATAAAATATATTTATTCATGAATTGTAACCATTGTTGTTCTTGATTTTGATAAAACGACTTTTGTTCGTATGTATATAATTCTGATTCACGTTTAGATAATTCATTATCTAAAAACATATTTTCTGCTTCAATTGTCATAAGTTGTGTTGCTTTTTGTTGTATATATTTTGTATTACTTACTGTATTAACTTTTTGGAGTGCATCGTTCAAATTTTTAGCATTATATAGAGAATCATTTAATGTTATATATACATCATTTAATTGTTTGGTATTGTCGATAGTTTCTCCTAGTTGACCCGCACTTGTGTTAATTGCTGTTTGTTTTTGATCTATCAAATCATATAAACCCATTCCCTCAATTACAGATTTGGGACTATGACGATTATTAAATGGTTCGTAATTAGTATATAATAAATCATTTGTATCTTGTAATTTTTCTTTCGCTTTTTCATTTTCTTTTTGTGCTGATGCAATATCTATTTTGTCCGTTTTTTCATTATAATTCTCCGCATCATTATAGTTTTGTTTCGTTTTATTTATAATTGAACTATAAACGTCATCACTTATGGTATTGTCGCACATGGGATTTCTTCTTTCCCAACGTCCAAAATCGTACCAATGTTTTTTTCCTTTTACATAATTAAGGGTTCCGTAATGTTTTTTTAAATCACTATATCTATTAATGTAGCAAATAGCTTCTTCGTCATTTATTTCACCCGTTTTAATGCGTTTATTGATTTCTTTCTGTTTATTCGTCAATTTTTTCACCATAATTACTTTAAAAACTTCGTCAACCAATTCATTCGGTGTATTTGGATGATGAACGCTTTTCATATGTGAGTCATTTTTCCCATATGTCATATATCTGCGATGTGATGGATTATAAATAGCAACATCATTATTACCAAGGTCTATAATGTCATATCTTTCCCACCACCATCTTCCATTCAAAATTACACCAGATACGGGTGAAACCGTAGGCATTTCCCTATCTAGTTTAATAAATCGTTTATGTGTATGATTATAAAATCCGTAACGACCGTCATAACCATCTACTACTTCAAATTTTTCCCAATCACCCACTTTGTCACTATGTTCCAAACGTCCAGAACCTAAATTCATTTTAACATATTTATTTTTACTTTGTATTTTAAAAGCAATAATATCTCCAATCTGAAAAGGTGCCATTATATATCTAATATATAATGACAAAAAAACAACGAAAAATTTAATAATCTTCTTTTGAATATACGATGAAATTCATTTTATTATAAAGCTGTGTTATTAAACTGTATAAATATTTTTGTATCATATAAATAATAAAAGGATACAATGCTAAAACTGCGATAAAGAAATAGAGTTTTCTTGTATTATATTCTTTATTATTTAACAATGTAAATGATACAATTATAACCAATACCATGTATATCCAGAAAAGATAATATTGATTAATAATTTTCATTTTACCAATGTCATCTTGTGAATAATGAGTATTTTGTTCGAATGTTAAATACTCTTTTGAATCATTATTGAGTATATTATCTATTGTTTCATTCTGATTTTTAATATTTTTTACAAGAGATACATTATTTTCTATTCTATTTTTATTGTTTGTTAGATTATTATTAAATAATGACTTATTATTATCGTTTATACTTTTATATGTATTACTCATTACTTGAAATTGTTTTGCTGTAGTTTGATAATTCGCATCGGCATCATTCAGAGCTGTATTAATTATTTCATTATTATCTTCTAGATTGTCTAATACACCTGATAAACCGTATACATTCATACCTTCTATAATTGAAACCCCCTTTGTTTTATCAACTGTAATATCATCCACTTTAATTGGTTTATTATATATCAAATAATTAACATTGTCTATTTCTTTATTATATCCCTTTGTTTCTTTTTGAATACTGTCTAATTCAGTTTTAA